ATTGACTGTAGTAATGATTTAAAATCCATTATCTTAATCCTTATTTCTTTTTATCTAATTTATCTTCAATGCGTGTTAATTGGGCTTTTAACTCAGCTACTCTATCTGTCATTTCAACTACTTTAACATTAGTAACTTCTACTTTAGTAGTCAAATCTTGCATTTTTGTATCAATTGTTAGATACCCAGTGCCACCTAAACTACAAGCACCTATAACAATCCAAGTAAGTTGAGCAGGACTAAAGTCTATCATTTTGAACGTCCTGTTGGTGGTAAAAATGGACGGGGTACCTTACCATTACCCATTGGACTTGCAGTTTGAATTCCTTCTTTGCTCTTATTGGGAGCAGTAGGAGTTTTTGTAGCGTCAAATTGATAATCAATACTTGGTTTCTTAGGAATAACACGGTCTAAGTATTGATTAGCATATTCTTTGCTAGCTTCTTTACCACTGTCTTCTAATTCAGTTTGTAATAATAATGGAGTATGACTCTCTTCATTTGCATACTTGTCATTTTCACCATTGATACTATCATTATAATCAGTCGTAACTACACGAACCATATTAACATTTCTACCTAATAACTGAGCAATCTGTTGTATTTGTGGTTCTGTTGCTGGATATTTAAATTCAGCTTTGATAATAGTAATAGACTCATTCTTTAGATCAGGAAAACCATAAGGATCTTTTTGAACTGGGGTAGTCTTTGGATCCTCAATTTTAATGGGATCAAATTTGTTTAGATTGTAAGCAAACATATCAAGAAAATTCTTATCTAGATCGCCTGCGATCTTGATCGTATAACGATATGTTCTTACAGATTCTGTTAAGTAATGGCGAAGGCTTTTCATTGTATTATTCCTATATAATATTTATCTTTATTGCGTTTTTTTGTCAGCCAAAATAGTTTTCAATAATTCATTACGATCTAACATTGAAGATGATCCTTCACCCTGAGGAATATTTTCTATTTCTTGCATTGTACTATTGATTTTATGATCTAATTGCGCTTTCTTTAGTTGTAAATCAATCATTTTTAATTTTTTATTGATCTTTGCAGTTTTAGCAGTAATTGCATGACCTAACATTGTACCAGCCGCATTAAAGATTTCACTTGCAAATCTACTATCTACCTGCATACCTAAGTCGGTTAAATCTTTGAATGTATCTTTTGCAAGTGTAGCTAGTTCGTCAAGTTCTGTATCACTTGCATCTAATCCTCTAACTTGAGGCAATGCATTTTCAATTTTTTCTAAATTATCAATTGCATTACTTGTGATTTCATTTGCATTTTCAGGGATAGGAAGAGTCAATTCATTGATATCTTCTTCGGGCAAATCAAAAAGTTCGCTTAATTTCTTTGTCATATACTACCTTATATAGTAGTATTTATTACTTGGATTTACCGTTAACAAATAGTTCGTTTTCTGTTATTACACGGAATGTAAACCCATTCTGTTTGCAATATGCATTTGCACTAGCCCATTTAGCATGATTGATTGCTACCACAATCCTATCTTTAGCACTAGCAACTTTACTTTCAATGATACTTTGTTTTTTAGGTTTAATTTCAACTATTTCTGCTAGTTGTTTACCTGACTTGTTTACATAGACAACAAAGAAATCAGGTATATAATTTGTGCGTTTACCTGTAATAGGATGTATATAAGGTATTACAATTGATTCACTTGCCCACTTCAAAATATTACTATTCTTGTCTAAGAACATCATAAATGTAAGTTCCCAACCACTACGATATCTAGGCGCATGATTACCTATATATTTGTCTACATTGGTTGGAGTAAAAATACCACTAGCGTAATTTGGCATTATATTACCACATTGCGTTGTACAGGTTGATTAGGTTGAGGTATAGTACTGATACCATATAGTGCAGTTTTACTTTTAATACTATTAAGATAGTAAATCATAATTGCACTTGCTTCAATTTGTGCTTTGCCTTGTATATATGATAACAATGTTAATGGGTCTTCACCGGTAATACCTGCAATTCTAAATATCATTGTTGTAAAATTATTTGCAGTATCATTACTTAAAGTGACACTATAAAAATAACTGCGCACAATCTCATATCTTGATGCATCAATAGTAACTGTAAAATTATAAAAACTATCAAAAAGTTTTACTGTAGCATCAAGCTGTGTTGTAGGTGCGTCTAATGTATTTGCCATATATTATTTGTTTAATGAGCTAATAGAATTTTGTATTTTAGTACCTACTGCTGCAACAGTTTGATTTTGCGTAAGTCCAGCTGCATTTGTTGCATTGTTAAGTACTGACGATGCAGTTGGGAAATTAAATTGATTATTTCTATTTGGTGTATTTACTAACCAAGATGTGGCAGCGCCTAATGCTTCTGCCTTTGCAGCATTTAATACTCCGGCTGGATTTTTGAATGTATTTTGCAAATTACCTGCAATTTTTACCGCACCTAAAATATTACCGCTACTTAATGCATCTACAAATCCACCTACACCGTCTACTAATCCACCTTGCCCTAATATCGTACTATTACTGCCAGGTATAGCAATAGGACTTATAGTATTATCATAATTTCCTGCATCACCAAATTGTTTAACAATTGCACTAGGTGTTTTACCATCAATTGCACCTTTATAATACTGAACAGTTTCATAATCTAATGTCATTTGATGTTCCATGACACCACCTGTTTCTTTGTAGTCATATGTATCATGTGAGAAACTTGTTATCATAGGGTTAATCAATCTATATAATGTGAAATTATGTTGATTGAATCCGTATATATTTATGGCTCTAAAGAAGGGTGCTTTAACTCCGGATAAACTAGATGATTCTCCAATATATCCCCAATCATCGTATCCTGCAATGCTCGGTGCATATTGTGTTCTAGTATTAATATCAGATACTGTACCATTGGTATTACCTGAATCAGCTCCAATAGTATTATTACCTGCGTATGGTCCATTACTATCAGATTGCAACCCGTCTTTATAATAATATGTATAATACAAACTCCATAAATTAGTCATTATGTTGTTGTTATCATCATGGAATGTTATTTGTATAGGATCATATTTGATTTTTGTTTGTACAATTCGTTTACGATTGTACTGATTCATTGTTGCTGTATCAAATGTATATTTAGGTAGTTGGGCAGACTTGACAACTAAACCATAGTTATTTAAATTTGCATCAGGTAAAGAAGGGATATCTAAGTAATTTAAGTCAAAATACACATGATATAGAAACTTATACTTAGGAGCATTAGCATATGCATTAGTGGTAAAGGTTTTACTTGCGTGAGTATAATCACGCAAGTAATCATTAGTAAAAAACCCCGTTGTAAGGTCTTTAGCGAATTCTTGAAAGAATCCTGCCATTGTAATCCTTAACCGATACCAGTTACTGAAGTACCACCGAATGCACGACCGACATTGACACCAACACCAGAACCCAATGGGCTTTGTACTGCATTGTCAAAACGAATACTTAATGTAATCGTTGCTGGATCATTTTGTTTGTAATCCATATTGTTATAATTTGCTGCTTTGATGAAACAACCATATAATTCCCATGATTCTAATACATTTGGTAACAATGTTCCGTTACCACCGTCTAAGATATCATAATTGATTTGGAATTTATAGTCTTGACCAGTTGCAGCACTTGCTTGTTCAACAAAGTCAAATTGTTTCTGTAGTTGCTGACCAACTAACTTAGAAACATTGCCTGATGCATCATCACGCAAATTGATCTGTGTCTCTTGCCATGCATGCTTACCTGCTAGGTAAACTTTACTATTATAAATGTCTAATGCAATTTCTTCAAAAGACAGATTAGGTCTTTGAATATCCATGACCTGTTTAGTAAGTTCTTGTGTAGAACCACCTGTACCAAAATTTATGAATAAGGCTCTAAAACGATACTGTAACTTTGGCATCAACAAACCCTGAGAACTCGGGGTATTGTCTGATCCTACGGTCATGTTAAAAAGTGAATTTGAGGCTACTGCCATATTGTATCTCCTTGATAATATTTATCTTTAATAATTTTCTGTTCTGAGCCTATTACTGAGTCAATGAAGCAATACCACCAGTATTCAATATACGCACAGGGATGTAAATGAATTCTGTTGATTTTACTGGTTCAATTGCTATATCAATCCATAGCTCGTTTCTATCAATACGAGCTGGTGTATTGTTAGTTGTATCACATACCACTAAGTAATCATACAAGCCACGCTTACTGACTAAGTCAATAAACAATGATTGTACAACACCTGTAATTTGAGTTCTTGTTAATGCGTCATTTGGTTCAAAGACGAACGGGCGAGTTGCAATTTGTAATTGATAACGAATATAAGCAACCAATCTGCCAACATTTGTTCTATCCATTGCAGTATTACTTGCATAGCTACTCTTATTACCATAATTCAATAAACCAATGCCAGTGAAGTATGCCAATGGGTTGATTTGATTTTCATACAATACATCACGAATTGCAACACGATTCTTGATTGTAACAAAAGAACCTGTGATAGCATTTAGATAACCAATGTTAGTTGCATTAGCAATTAAACCACGACGTGTACCTGCTGCGGCTAACCAAGGATAAGCCACTGTATCATTCTGTAAGAATGTATACAACATCATATGACTTGCAGGAACAACCGCTTGCGCACCTGATAAATCACTTGTAATGCCACTTGGGTAGAATACACCTAAGTACTCGTCACGAGTTACCCAACCGTCTTCATTAGTTTCAGTTGCACCTGCCGCATTTGTAGCCCATCTAGTTAGTCCGGTTGCATTATCAGCTAAACGTAATGGTGTATCACCAATGATATAAGCAGTATTATGACGATCATTATTCAATACTACCATATCAGGTTGTAGTTCTGGATATCCTGGGCAAGAAATCAAATTCATAAAGTTATCTTCTTCACGAATTGTTGTGTTAGTATTAATAGCAGATTTTAATGCTTCAACTACTAAATTTCTTTGTGCCTTACGACCCATATATGCAGCACCACTGTTTTGTAATCCACTTACACTAACCCATGTGAATGAGTATTGTGGTAGATTTTCTGCATCTGGATAGTTTGCTTGTGTAAAATAATTTGTTCTAAATTGTTTTACGTTATATCCTGATCTACGTGTGTTGAATAACAACATACCTTGTGGATATAGTGCAGGGTTAGGAGCGTCTAAATCTACCCAGTTACTAGTTAAAAGTGATGCAATTGTTGG